GTACTAACTCCTATAGAATTAGAAGCCCAAGTTCCACCAGCTCCAACACTTACAGTAGAAAACTTAAACTTATGTCCAGATGATTGAGAAGTATCAACCTTTAAATACATTCCATCATAAGCACTAATATTAGTAGCAATACCAGCAATATCATCCAAATATTGTAAATCTACTGCTCCACCACCACCAAAAGTTGCTAATTGTTGAGAAACTCTATTAACAAATAATTTATAATGTTGTTGTAAATCTGCTAAGGTAGCAAATTTCTGGTCTAAGGGAGTAAGGGGATCTTTATAAGGTCCAACAGATTGTTCTTCATTGGGAGGTATATTAAGAAGACCTTCTTGAACACTCCTCAACTCTTCAACAATCTTATATAATTCAGAAATATTAAGACTTTTCTCTTCAATTCTTTTATCAATTACAGATAAATCTTTTTTCAAATCCTTAATAGGATTATCATAATATTTTACTTCGGGAAGGTTATCAATTTCTTCTTTTAATCCTTCAAAATAAGTTGTAAGAAGTTTATTCTCATGATGATTTTTCTCTTTAAAAACATCTATTTCTTTCTCAATATTTTGCTTGGTCTCATTAAGCTTACTTAATACATTTTTCTTTAATTTCCTATCATCATCCTTAAATTGATCGTGATGATCCCAAATTCTTATAGCAGCTTCTTTTAATTCCTTATAAATCTTATCTTTAGTATCTACTAAATCTTCATTAAGTTTTTTAATATCTACCTTTGATTCAAATTCTTTAGTTTCAATAGTTTCTGAAAGTTCATTAACTTCCCTGTCTATTCTATTTTTAATAGATTTTATATTATCTCCAACTTTTATAAAATCATCATCAATTACACTAAAAGTCTTTCCAATCCAAGAGAAATCTGGAACTTCATTAACTTGATTAACCCATTTTGGGAAAGTTGGGATTTCATCCCTAATTACCTGAAGTTCTTCTTTTATAGTTTGAAGTTCTTCTTCATAATACTTTGGTTCAGGAAGATTAGTTATTTCCTGTTGAATAAAATCTATCTTATTCTCAATATTCTCTACTTGCTCATCATAATATTTTATCTCTGGTATATCAGCAGCATTTTGATTTATTTCTGTTCGTACTGAATCAATCTGTTCATAAATTGCTTCTATTTCATGTTTAGGTATCTCTGCTCTTACTCGATTTATTTCCTCTTCAAGTGCTTCTAATTCTTTATCATAATATTTAATTTCAGGAATATCTGGAATAGATTCCCTAACATTATTAACCAGACGAACTAATTCTGACCATTCAGGCGCTTTTACAACATCTGTTACTTCTAGGAAAGCATTTCCTTCTGCATCATCAATAGTTTGATTGTCCTCTTCTATTACTTCAGGACTAGTAAACTCTTGAATTGATGGTAATTCTTCTTCTGTTAAAAAATCACTAATAGATGGCAAATCATCTGAACTGTCAGAATAATCTTCTATTGAAGGTAAGTTTTCGTCATTAATATCTGACATTTCTATAGTATGAGTATCTAAGGTACTTTGGGATTTCTCTCCCCCCTACTATTTAGATGTATTTTGACCTTTCAACAATTTTTGTAAATCTGCTGTAGATCCTACAAATAANGCATTATTNACNGTAGTTGGTCCCTTAGTTTCTTGTTCTTCATTAACATCTTTCAACTTCTTCTGAAGATCCATCAATTTATCAGTTGCATCAGAAACACTCTTAATCAACTGACCTGCTACTTCATATGCTCTAGGCATTTCACTCTCTTGAGCAAGTTCAAGAATACCATTAATTGCCTCTTGACCTTTTTCTATTATAGAATATAAATTACCCCTTGTATATTCATAATCCTTTTCGATATCGTCTTTAGTTAATCTATCAGGTTTTTGTATACCCACAGATTCTGTTTGTTCAACTATGACATCAGTTACATCATGCATGGATCATTCCCTAAAATACACTTCCATCAAATCCAAAGTCATCACCAACCTCAATAAGATCTGCATCCGCACTAGTGATCTCATATACTTTTGCTCCTAAAACATGCTCTTGAGCAGTAGTATTAAATTGACCCCTCTTGACTGTTAAGTCATTTCCAGAAATCTTATCAATATAAATGTTCTCCTGACCAACGTAGATATTAGTATTAACTGTAAGTGCTTCAGCATTATCTACTGTGATAACAGTTTCAGTCAAATCAACATTCTCAGACAAGAATGTCTTATCATCACCATCATAATCCTTAGTTGCCTTAGGAACAACACTATAAGTAACATCCCTATCATATGCACCAGTTGCTCTGTTACCAGCAATATATCCAATTTGAACCTTCCTAACAACGTCACTAGATACATCAGTAACAGGACCATATAGGTAAGTTTTAGCAGTAAATCTTAAAGTATAAAGAAGTGCCCTTCTAGTATCGAAATTACCTTCATAATCATCTTCCATAGTAACTGAATCAAGATTAACAGCTACATCTTTTTTATCATTTGCATTATCACCAGTCAGAAATTTAATAGGAATTTGATATGCCGGTTGAAAATAAGGAAGAATTTGTTCTATAATTTGTAATGCATCATCATTCAACTTTGTCATTACACTTAATTCAATATTCATATTATATGGAACTGGAAGATATGCTTTCTTTACTTGGGTTCCATCACTAGGATTAGTTACATAGAATTGTTGTGTCTGAGTAGATTTTCTAGTAGGATCATATTGTAAACCATTGAATTCAAATGACATTCTTGGAAGAGTCATCTGAATGGGTTTATTTAAATCTGCTTGCTGCTCTAGTCTGGCAAGAAATTTTTGAGTTGGCCCATAAGCAAGAGGAACTTTGATAACACTTACTGTATTATCATTATTCGTATGCTTGATCTCCAATCCATTGAAAAGAGAACCAAAAGATATAATAACAGATCTAAAAATCTCGTTATAAAAATACTCAAACATCGTCCTATTCTAGGGGGATATAATACTATTTAACAACTTTTTAACTAAGGCATTCCAAAAGGATTGGTCTGAGTGAAATCTATAATATCATCTGCTGCTGATTCTATTACATCATTATCTGCAAATGGATCTACCAAATCATCAGTATTAACCTTCCTAATTGTATAAGTGGCTCCAGAAGATTGTCCTATAATTACTTCCCCACTACCAAATGTTCCAGCAACAATCCCAATTTCAAGTTGATTATTATCAGCATCCCATTCCTTAACACGTGCCTCAGTTCCACTATCAATTCCTTTAACAACTTCATTAAAGAGGAATGTTCCTTTGCCCATAGTGGCACCTACACCAGCAGGATTTTGAACTGTTACTATACCAACATGAGGTTGAGCAGCACTATATCCAGTGCCAGGATTGATAATATATGCTGTAGTTAGTATACCTGCTACATTAGCATGAGCGATACCATATGCATAATGAGCAGTAGGACCACTAAATGCTGTTCCAGGTTGACCAAAGGTAATAGTTGGATTAGCAGTATATCCAGCACCAGGAGTACTTGCGATACTAATAGTTTGAATAGATCCAGTAGTTGTAGCAATTCCCACAGTTGCTGCTGCTCCAACACCACCTCCACCTTGAATAGTTACAGTAGGAGCTTCTGTATATCCAGAACCTGCATTAGTAAGTAAAATAGCAGCAACTTTGCCTCCAAACAATCCATCACAATTAACAAAATCATTAGTTATAGAAGCAACACCCACCGCGGTGGTTCCACCTGCAGGAGCAGAAGAGAATCCAATAATAGGTGGCATAGTATAACTATTACCCATATTGGTTATAGTAACTCTATTAATAGCACCACTGCTTGCTATAGAAACTGATGCTGCTGCAGTAGTAGCTGTTCCTATTAAAGTAAGAGTTTGAATATAACCTAGTTGTTCTATCTCATCATCAATAGTATCAATACCAGTATCAATAGTTTCATCCTCATATCTATAGAGTTCACATCTCAATTGATAAACATAATTCTTTCTTAATTGATAAAAAGGTTGCTCATGCTCTACATACTTAATTTCAAATAACCTATCGCCTAAAGGAAAATATATAAGATCTCCTTCTTTAGGTCTAGTTGATAACTCAACATTAGGTAAATTCTTAATTAAAGGTTGAATATAAGTTTCCCATCTATCTCTTGAAATAATCAAGGTAAGATCATCTTGCTCTTGTATTCCAAATTTAGAAAGAATAGTTCCTTGACCACCATATCCCTCATAATTATCAACATATGCTTCTAATGGATATGCATCATCAAATTTTGACTCAATAACTTCTTTTATAACAGTAGCTTTGGAAACATATTTACGAGGCATATAATAGCATTCCACGCCATACATCTTCAATTGTTCATCTATAAGATTCTGAAGTAGTCCTTGTTCGCTTTTCGAACCATTAAGGAAGTATGGATTAAGTACCATAATCTTAACCTATCAAATCTAAAGGTGGAAGTTCATAAGTACTGAGCATGCTTTGCTTAATTTCATCAATTTCTCTTTGACCATCATCATAAAGTTGTCTTCCATTAAATTCAATACCACCAGGAAGTTTTACACCTTGGAATTTAATAAGATTTTGTCCCCATTGCTTCTTAAATAATGCAGTAGTATAAGGCTTTAAGAACGAATCATTCCACACTCTTGGAAAATCAGCAGGATCTACAGTCCTCCAACAATCAATGATAATAAAATCACCAGCATTAATGTCACTCCAATCAACATCCATGTACAATCTATCTTGTCTCTGATTAAATCTAATTTGCTTATGAGTATTTAAGAGGAAATTCATAGTTTCCAAATAACTCATTGTCATAGAATATGATAATAAGTCAGTCTGTCCCCAGTAATAAATATCATTCAAAAATAATTGATATTTAAAACTAAACATGTTGCTAACGTTCATTGATTGAGCGTTATCATATTGAAAGATTTTATTAATTCCTATAACTGCATTGGGAATAGGTATATAATTACTATTTTCGTACCAATTAAAATCTGTACTCCCCTTAGTGGGCATACTTTGCGTAACAGTGGTAGTTGTTATCCCTGTTTCTGATTTGCCAGATGGAGCTCCAGGAGGTCTTGCTTCTCCTCTCAAAATATCGTCATCTGTTATCTGATATTTCAAATAACACTGTTGAACCCCATCAAAATGTCTTTCATAAAAGAATTGCAGAGCATCATCAATCAAATCTTCGCACTGCTCTGAAGCAAGGTTAATGTCCAACACAGGAGCACCTAACTTCCTTAGCACGTATTCTTTAAATTCGGTTCGTGTAGTAGGTTGCGCCATTTAACACAAGTATCCTTTGATATATTTATGGTGCAGAAGAAACTCCTGATAGAACTAATACGTTTCCAGAAGCAATCCTATAAGTAGATGCTGCTGTACCAGCTCTTGTAAATGTAACAGCAGTACCTGGTAAAATCTCAGCAGAATGTGTATGAGCAGTTCCTATAGTAATAGTACTAGTGGTGACTGCAATACCTGTAACATAGATATCTGACAATGCAGACCCCACTGACATTGAATCACCAACTGCTACATCTGTTACTTTATTAACTATAAAATTAACACTTCCCACCCCTACAGTATGTCCCACAGCTACGCCAGTATTGAGGATAGTATCTGTAGCACCACCTGCTTTAACTAAAATATCATAATCATATCTACCACCTGCTAATCCATTAGTACCACTAGCATCTAATGAAATCTTAAATTCTCCTGCCGCTGCACTTGTAAATCCAACAGTAAAAGTAGCTGCTGCTATAGTTGTGGATCCTGTTCCAATGCTCTTCCTCATCTGAGAAGAACCACTATAATTAGTAAAATCAAAATTAGTTTTATCTGTATTCTTAACTTTAAAAGTTTCCTCAAAAGTTGCTCCAGTGTTAATAGTTACATTGGCACCGTAGGAAACCCCAGCGTTAGGATCAAAAATGATGTTTTTATTAGCCATTTGCCTCTAAAAAAGTTTTAAGCATAATTTTAATATCTTTTAAATCACCCTTCACATCATCCAAATCACCTTCAAGTGATTCTAATCTTTCTTGATCTGCAAAAAGTTTATTTCTATTGTGAATATACTTTTGATAATCAGAAGTGTTGGTATTCACGATAGCTCCCGTAGAAGTATCTTTATAAAAACCATCATGATCCTTGACTTTAATTAATGCCATTATGCTAATGCAAGGGCTCTAAGATTTCTCACTTTGGGAACATAAGCTTGATTGGTACTGGTTCCAATAATCTTAATCCTAAATGAATTATATGAAGGCAATCTATCTATAGTAAATTGCATTTCTCTAAACATACCTTGCGATGGAACTGGTTGAAAAGAATCAGTCCTAGCAAACGACTTATCTGACTTTCCATCACTGTTAGNTTTATTAATAATCACTCCTTCTCTGTCTTGATTTAAATTACTAAATCCAGGGAAAGGAGTAAATATGACTTCATCGACTAATGTATTCTGATCCAAAGCATAGAATACTCTTAAATCATTAGAATTATTCACATAAGCATCTAAAATAACCTTTAATGAAGTGGAAGGATTCTCAAGTGCAATATTCTTACTAACATAGAAGAATCTACAAGGATCATCAGGTACACCTTTAACCTTATAATTGGTAGCAAAATTATCTATAGGAGAATTAACCCTATTTGTGATAAATTTACACGATGCTTGATCCAAATCGATCATAGGAGACAATTTTGGATTTCCAGTACTCAAACTCATATTCACAGTAAGAGATTTATATCCAGGAAGGGATCCCAAATAAGTTTCTTCATTAATTCTAGAAGCAACAATTCTTGGAGAATCAAAATAATTAGGCTGATTAATAGTAATATCTTGGAATCCCTTATCTACAAAGGAAGATTCAATTCCATCAATACTAGTACCACTTACTGTTCTGATGGCTGCAGTCACATTAGTAGCAGTTGGTGCTATCACATTAAAGCTCGGTATTACTTCCTCAAATGGGATGTTATATGTTGCTTTAGCATTAACCCCTCCACTAGATTTAGTGCTATTAAAATGAAGTGATGGCAAACTGCCTGCTGCACCTGTTCTATTCTCACCATTACTAGCCATATCAATCTTCACATAATAGGTATCCAAAGTAATAGGATCATCTACAGTTACTTCATTGAGATTATGATTTGTATTAATTCTCCTTAGAGAAATACCATCCATCTCATACTTATAAACTTGATCATCTGCTGCATGATTAGCAGCAATAGTTCCTTCTTGTGCTCTGGTAATTCCTGTTAGAGTAGCCCCAGAAACTCCTGTATATTTAATAATTTCTTCTCCAATCTTAACATAACCAGCATTGGTAGATCCAACTGCTACATTTTCAAATGCAGCAAAATTAGTAGTAGCACCTATACCAATTGCAGATGTAGTAGTATTAAGAATAGCAGCACTTAAAGTTGATGGAGAAACATCAGACCCTACACCTTTTAAAGTGACCACATTACCATCAGTATGCATGCCATGATTTCTATGGAAAATCTTCATATGAAGACCATCAGTTAAGGTTCTAATTGGTGATTGTGGAATAACAGCTCCACTCTTACCAACAGAATAATTCATGGTAGTGGTTACTCCAACACTATTTTGATGTTTTAAGTAATCAGAAGAACCTGTTGTAAATTCACCTTGAACTCCAACCAACCTCAATTCATTTGGTCCTGCAATAGAGGAAACTGAAAGTCTCATTCCAGATCCAGTTGTAGTTGCACCAATTGAAGTTACGGTTAACATATCACCAACAACATATCCTTTACCACCAACAGAGGTAACAGTAGCTGCCACTGCTATTCCATTCTTCACAGTTATATTTGCTGTAGCATCAATACCACTTCCAGTAAGGGTCTTAAGAGAAACACCTGGATAGAAACAATTACCAGCCAAAGGAGTATATCCAATACCAGTATTAGTTAATCCTAAAGTTCCAGTTGCTGATCCACCATATCCAACAAAAATTCCAGATGCAGTTGTATTCTGTTGCGTAACCTTACTACCTGCTATTAAACTAGTATCTTGCAATACAGTATTAACACCCACTCTAATGTCATTACTATATGGAATTAATCCATCACTCTTAATCCTTTCCATTTCAACATCGAGTGGAGGATTAAAGAATTGAACATTTCCATTTGAAACGAAATTAGCACGATACAGTTTAAACTTAAGATCTTCGTATTGACTTGGAGTCCAAGTAGAACCTGTTTGTGATTTAAAGAGAGATCCTAAAAGAGTTTGTGTAGAAACCAATGTCTGTCCAGATTCTCCTTGATCTAAAGTTGTTACATCAACTTCACCTAATCTAGAAATCCAAACTCTATATTCTGTTGCATTGGAAAGAATTGCCAAAGCATATTCTTTCTTTCCATTAAGATATACTGGATAATCAAACTTAATATTAGTAGGAATAGTAGCATCTTGAGAAGTGCTAATATTATTAGGATCTACCGTTACTTGAGATCCTGCTATGTATTTTGTAACCGGCATTCCCAATTCCACTTCACGCATTTGAATATAAACAGGTCCACTAATGTCAACGGACTGGAAGAATACATCCACACTACTTATAAAGACTCCTTCACTATCATCAACAGTGAAAGATTGAGCAAGAGGATCTAAGTATTCTCCAGTAGTTTCTGTAACGCTAGGCAATGTTGTTGATGCAGAAGCACTATCGCTATCACCTATAGTTCTAGTTTGTAGAAGATCAGGATTAGTCTCAGAAGTATCTACACTAACTTCTGCATTTCTAAGCGAAAGTGTAACTTCTTCACTATGATCTATATCACCTTGAGAGTAGAAAGTTTCTTCTGCAGCAGTGCTAAACAAACCAGTTATGGTACTATTAGTTTCACTACTGCTAAGCCTTAATCTATTTCTACCAGTTTCAAATGTTGGATTTTGAGTATTAGTAGCATCAGGAATTCTAAGAGAACCAATTAAAGTTCCTATCTGATCTGTCATCATACCAAGACCAGTTATTGTTGCCTGTGCTCCACTTGTCTGCCCTATAAGGGTCATTCCTGCAGCAAGATAACCACCTTGAGATGCATTTTCTTCAGCAGCCAAAGTATTAGTGTCAATATTTAAAATAGTAGAACTTTCAGAATAGGTTGCAGGAAGAATATTTGTCCTATCATAAGGATTATTGACAAAAACATCACTAGGATCATCAAATGGGCCATACTTGTGATTAGCTTGTGCAGCTATGCAATTAATCTTAGGAAGAGTACTATCGTTAAAATCTTGAGCGCTGAGAGCAACGGAACTCATTGCACCTATAATTGTTTCACCCACCTCGAAAGTACCAGTAACCATTGATATTTCAACAAGCTTACTGAAGCAATGATCAGTAACATCTATCCCATCTAAGAAAGCATATATTCTAGTATATGGTTTTAAACTTCTTCCACTAAATTCAATATTACGGCTCCTCATGAAGTAAATGATTTCACGACTTACCATTCGTGATCCAAGAGATTCAGTGTCAATCTTCTCAACTACAGTATTCTGAACACCTTTTCTTTGCTGATCTAAATCAACTCCCACAGTACCATTAACAGTAATAGTGGTACTTGATGTTTCTTCTTGAACTTTGAAAGTCTCAGGGAAATTAGTATCAGCTCCCCATGCCTCAGCTCTCCAATCATCAGCAGCCAATACACCCAAATCACTAGCAGTGCCCTGACGCCAAGAAGGATTGGACTCTGTTGAGTTATTCATATCAAGACTAAAGTCAACATCAACCCCCGTGGTTTCCCATGCACCCCAAATAACAGGACTTACACCCGATCTAGATCCAGGCTCACCTTCCAGCTCTACTCTCATAGCACCAGCAAGACCATCAAGAGATCCCATCATAGTAACTTGTCTAGTATCTAATTGATTAGGATCAATCCACACATCAGCAGTGGGATTTAAAGATAAAGTACCTTGCCAAAATCTTACAAGGAAAGGAGTTACACTTTCACTCCTAGTAGCAAAGGGTTGAGTTAACCACTCGGCGTCATCATAATCCAAACAAATAACACTACATGGATCACCATCATTCTTTATATTTTTTCTAATATTAGCTCCTAGAATATTTGCAAATCTAGGATCTGAACTTATTGCAGTAGTTCCAATACCAGAAACAGCATCTGATCCAAGTTGCATTAGGAAAGATGTTGTATAGTGAGAAGGACGAAGTTCTCCTTTATACCTATCAATACTATTTCTCACACCAACATCTAAATCCTGACCACTTAGATCATTAAATTTATCAGTAAAAAATCCATTTTTAAATCTATTCAATCCATTAGCATCTGGAACAAATTGACTAGCAACATTTTGTTCTAACCT